GATCGATGACGCCGGAAAGCTGGCCATTCGCCGCTCCGGACGCGCCAACGGCCACCGGCTTGATGGCCTTCAGCACCGAGATGTTATTGTGCATGTCCTTCATTGGACGTTGCCCCTTCAAAACCAATGGATGGAATGGGATGGGTGGCCCGCGACGAGCCGCCCGCGCACGAGGCCACAGTTAGGTTGCGCACTTGACGGCCTTGATGGCCTCGAAGTTGGAAATGCCGCCGCCGACGCGCTTCGTCGTATAGAACATGACGAAGGGCTTGTTGGTGTACGGATCGCGCAGAACGCGGATGCCGGCGCGGTCGACGATCAGGTAGCCGCGCCGGAAGTCGCCGAACCACACCGGGAACTTGTTCGACCCGACGTCCTCGACGTTATCGTCATCGGTGATCGGATAGCCTGCAAGCGAAGCGGGCTGACCGACCTGAAGGCTGGGCTGCCACAGATAGGCTTCGGTGTCTCCGATCGTCTTGAACTTTCGGACCGCCGCCTGCGTCTTGCGATTCATCAGGAATTGGGCGTTCTGCCGATATCCCTGCTTGAGCGAGTAGACGAGGTCGAGGATCACGTCCCCGCCATTGTGCGTGGCGTCATTCAGAGCCGCCGCCACGCCCGACTTCACGAAGCCGACCTTGCCCCACGCATAGGAGCCGTTGTCGACCATCGCATAGCTCGCGATACCGCGCGGCTTGTTCACACCGTCGCCGCTGTAGAAGGCAGCACCCTCCATCTCGGCGAAAGTGATCGACACTTCGTCACCAAGCCACGCACCGATATCGATGCGGGCATCGTCCAGCAGCGCCTGCGTCGCCGCCGGATTGGCGTAGAGTTCCATGACAGGAAACTCCAGCGCAGCGAGCTTCGGAGCGGCCATCTCCGGACGCGCCTCCCGCTCACCCGCCCAGCCGCCGGCGGCGCCGCCCTGGTTGACGAGCTTCCTGTACATGGACGTCGAAACCGAAATGACGCCGGCGATGGAGCGGATCGCGGACACGGTACCGAGAACACGGTCGATGGTCTGCTCGGTCTGCCTGTCGACGACGTAACCGCCATCGGGGTCGCTGTCGGTCGACGCCGACGCCTTCACTTCGAGGTCTCGCAGGCCGGCGTCAGCACCTTTGCGGAAATAGGCGCTGAAGCCAGCGGCATGAGCCCGCTCGTCGGCGCTGAGCCGATTTCCGTCACCGTCGCCGCCCACGCGAGATGCTGCGATCAGCTTATTCATGTCATCGATGGCGTTCTGCAGCTTGGTGATTTCCGCATTGATGCGGTCGACCTTCTCGGTCTGGACGACATCGCCCATCCCCTTTTTCAGGTCGGCGACTTCTTTCTGATGCTCCGCCTTGAAGTCCTCGAAGGCCTTCTTCAGTTCATTGAGAACTTTCGTTGCATCACTGGCATCGGCGCGGACGCCAACGAGTCCGCGCGTACGCGCACCGGACACCAGCCCGGTCGGCATGACATGCTTCATCTGAAGCTCCTAATTCTTGAGAATATCCACCAGCCCCCGAATGGAAGCCGCGTTGATGCCTGCATCGCGCTCGGCGGAAGGGCGAACTGCATCGCGCTCGTTCGCGGAACGTTGGCCTGCATCGCGCTTGGCCGAGTTCATCAACTCCGAAAGCATTTCGGAGCGAATATTGCGGGAAAATCCGGCTCGCGCCAGCGCGGCTTCGGTCTGACGCCGCGCCATCAGGCGCCGATCGGCGTTCTTCGCATCGCCTTCGTCCGCCTTCAGATCGTCGGCAATAGAATCCGCGAAGCCTTTCTCGACGGCCTCGCTCGGACCCATGAAGGTTTCCGCGTCCATCAGCTTCTCGATCGCCCTGCGGTCGATTCCGGCGCGCGCTTCGTAGATGTCCACGATCGCGGCATCGAAGCCATCGAACAGTTTTGCGGCATCGCGCATGTCGTGCCGGTTGCCGATCACGATTCCCCAGGCGTTGTGCACCATCATGAAGGTGCCGAGACCCATGCGGATGTCGTCGCCGGCCATGGCGATAATCGAAGCCGCCGACGCAGCCCAGCCCATGACGTCGACCGTCACCTTCGCCGGGTGCTCGCGCAAAAGGTTGTAGATCGCGACCCCCTCGAACATGTCGCCGCCCGGCGAATTGATCTTCACTGTCACCGGATTCTTGCCGATACCGCGCAGTATCGCCGCCATGCGCTTTGCCGTGAATCCGCCGCCGGTCCACATGTCTTCGCCGATCACGTCATAGATCGAGATCGTGTTCGGATCGTCGGACTCGGCGGCAAGCGGACGCTCCGCCCATTTTGCGAGGACATCCGACGGCGCATCCCACTGAAAGTTCTGCGGCCGCTGAAAGGCCTTCGCTTCAGGCAGATTTCTGAGCGACATCGTCTTCGTCCTTGTCGTCTGAAGGGTTGGTGGAGCCGGCCGTGTTCGGCGGCGGATAGTAAATGTCCCCACCTTCACGCGGGTTCATGTCTTCGAGTGCGCGGATTTCGTTCGGGCTGCTCACGCCCCACTGAAGCGCCTTCACATAGGCTTCCCAGCGGGTCTTGATGTCGCCCTTCACAAGGGCGGCGCGGTTGTACTTGGCATAGATTGTGGGATCGGAATTGAGATCGATCGTGATCCCCTCCTCCCACATGGTCAGGTAGTCTTCGAGCGTAAAGGTAACGAAGCCGTTTGCCTTCTGCTCAAGCCCGGTGCCCCAGTTGGAATCGGAACCGGAGTTGTCGCCGATCATCGAGGGTGGGACGCCGTAGAACATCGAGATGTCGCGCACCGAAAGCTTGCGGCTATCGATCCATTGCTGATCCTGCGCCGTCACCTTCATCTGGCTTTGTGTCATCCCCTCTTCGAGGACGAGGAACTTTCCCTCGCTGTCGCCGCCAGCGCGATACTCATCGAGGGATGACTTGAGGTTCCGGCGCGCATCTTCGCCAATTTTCTGCGGATGAGTTAGTACGCCGCTGGCGCGCATCCCATTCTTGAACTGGGCTGCGCCAAAATCCTCCTGCGCCATCGCGAGACCAATCGTTTCGCGCGCATAGGTGATCGGCGTGACGCCGGAGTAGCCGTTCAGCGTGAGGCCAAAGAGATGAAAAATCTCCTTCTGCTGGAAGGTCTCACGCTGACCGTTCTTGCGCGTGTATTCGAAACGCAGCATTAGATCGTCGTTCTGCTTGATCTCAGTTCGGTCGGGATCGAGTGGAATCAATTGCTGCAAAATCCCGCGCGAAGTGACCTTCAGGGCAACGCCGTTACCCCGCAGCAGCACATGCGCCATCATCATGCGCTTGAACTGATGCGGCTTCTGCCACCCATTTGGGCGTCGGTTGAGCACACTCCATAGTGGAGTATCGGAAGCATCCTCCCGCGTGCGCTCATCCACCCGCTTCTTGATCGCAAGCGGCAACGTCGCCGGAGGTCCTGACAGGATGCGAACGCAGGCATAGACCGCGCCCTGCCGCATTGCAGTATCCGGCGTCACTACCGCGCCGGACTTCGTCGTCTGCCCGTCCTTGAGGTACCGATCAAGCTCGGCCGCAGTGTTGATTAGAACACCGCCGCCGGACTCCTGCACCGCATTTTTCGGAGCGGCAGCAGATTTCTGCGCCCAGGGCCAGCGGATTGCCATCAATTTTCCTTAGAGGACAAGCGCGCCACGGGTTTCATAGACTGAGCGCTGTTCTTCCGGCACCGCAATCGCAATACCGATGGCGTTCACCAAGGCAGCGACCAGATCGATTCGGCCGTTCGACTTTGCCTTGGTCGGCTTGATATTCTCGGCATCGTCGGTGACCACGGCCACCGCTTGCGCATGACGCCGGAATAACGGATGGCCGCCATGACGGAAGCCATTCGCCATCACGATCCGTTCGAGTTCTTTCGACGGCGCGGAGAGAGATACAAACCCCTGCCCGTACAAAACGACCGGGATGCCTTCCTGCTCAAGTCGGACCGCGGTGCCGGTCGCATTAAAGCGATCGATCGCGACCCCCCCTTCGTGGGCTTCGCGCTTATGTTGCCCGTAATAGGCGACGCGGAATTTCTCGGCGTCGTTGAGAACCTGACGTTCAATGAACGCATAGTCGACCACGTTGCCCGGCGTAGTGAACAGCGCCCCTTCCTTCACCCAGCGATCATACGGCTGACGATCGCGCTTCGCGTGCTCCTTCACGAGATCGGCAGGCTTGAACGCGCGACAGAGCGCGACCGGAACGTCAAGCCCTTCCTGAACCGGAAACCACCAAACGAGGGCCGACAAGTCCTGCGTCGAAGAGAGATCGAGACCGCCGAAGCATCGCTTTCCGACCAAGCGTTGCTCAAATTCCGATTCGGATGGGTGCCTGTCCTTGTCACACCACTTGAGCGGGCCGACGCAATGGTCCCATCCGAAGCGCCGGGCCTCATCGTCAACCGAGTCCATCGGCAACCAGCGGACCGCCTGGTCGGTCCAGATGTTCAGCCGGTAGCGCTTGAAGTCGTTCTCAAGGCGCGGGAGCTGCCGCGCCCGCCTGAAGTCGGCCATGAACGGCTCGACTTTCACCGATTTCCCGAAATTCGGGTTTGCCTTGCGCCATGTCTCTTCTGCGGCCCAGTCATCGTCCTCACCGGGCGCGTAGATCACGACCATCGTTTCCGGATCGTCGAGATCGCCGGCAAGGATCGCCTGGCATTCTTTGAAGACCTCTTCGCCGTGCGTTCCTTTCTGACCGGCGGTCGAGATCAGAAATTCGAGCGGCTGCCGGCGCGCGGCAGCGCTGTCGTGCACAAAGGTGTAGAGATCGCCCGTCACCCATTCGTGGATCTCGTCACCAACGAGACCAGACATGTTCAGGCCGTGCTTGCCTTTTGGCTTTCCCGACAGCGGCCTGAAGGATGCATTCAGCTCGGGGCAGTATATAACCTTGCCCAGGCATTCAAGTTTCGCAGCGAGCACCGGCGTTCGTACCGCCATGTTGCTAGCCTTGGTAAAGACGATCTTCGCCTGCGCCTCTTCCGAGGCGATCGAGAAGACCTGCCCGCCCATCTCCGCATCGCCGACGAGGATCAGCAGCGCGATGCCGGCCGCAAGCTCCGTCTTGCCGTTCTTGCGCGCGATCCAGACGAAGCATCGGCGAAAGCGCCTGGTGCCGTCGGCACGTTTCCAACCGAACAGTGGCCGGACGATATCGTGTTCTTCCCAAGGCTCCAGAACAAATGGCCGACCGGCCCATTCACCTTCGGTAAAGACAAGATGGTTGGGAAAGAACGCTGCGGCCTTGTCCGCCGTGCGCTCGTCGTACCAGAACTCACCCTCTCGCCAGAACTCGCCGTCCCATTCGGCTTTCGGAAACGCATTCAATGCCAATGGGCGCGGCGGGACCGCGAGATAGTTTCGCTTCGCTGACATGCGCCATCAGTTCAGGAGCCCGATCGGACCTTCGATCGGCTCTGCGGCGGGCGTCGCATCTGCAGCGGGATCATCCGGTCGGCGTTCGGCTTCCTTGTTCGCCTGACCGCTAAAGAGATCGCCGGAGGCGCCAGTGTGCGCGCGGGCGGCGAAGATGCGCTGGCGTTCGGCCGGATTGAGTCCGAAGCGGTCTTCGAGAGCCAGCATCATGCGGTCGAGCCGATCAGCCATCGTGAAGGCCGGATCCGCACGGCGTACCGTGCCGCTCGCTGTCTCGATCTCGTAGATGTCGCCTTTGTCGTCGAGGCGCTTCTGCAGTTCCAGCCAGCGCGCATAGTGCTTGCAGTATCGCGCGAAGGCCGGGGTGTCGGCCTCGGTCAGAAGCTTCATGCCAATCAGCCGCGGCGACAGCCGCAGGAATATCTTCAGCCCTTCCGCCCGTAGCCAGGACGGTGCGGAAACTGCCCCGCCCTGAACCGCTGGTTGTTGTGCTGCGATCGTCTTGCGCTGCCGGCTGCGCACCGGAGCCTTCTGCTCCTTCACTGCGCCCGGCTGCGGCTTTGGTCCGCGTCGGCCCATCAGAAAAAAATCCCTCGGAAACTCGCGAAAAAGTTTTTGTTGTGGGGGCACCGGTGTCGGCGCGAAAGGCCGCAGAGATTTGACCACCCCCCCGGTTAGAGGAGTTCCTTGGTCATCTCGATTGCGCGAGGGCTATCGAGGCGAAGGTCCAAGGGACCTATGCTGCCCGCCTTGAACAGCGCCTCGAGCCTCTGTTTCACCACGTCGTGGTGTCGCCTGCAGACAGGCTGCCAGTTGGCCTCATCATGCAGCAGACCTTGGTCGCCGCGATGCGGGATGACGTGATCCGTTACTTCTGTCGCGGCGATCCTGCCTACCGCCTGGCATCCGATGCACAGCGGATGCTCGCGCTTCCAGCCTTGCATGCGCTTACGAAGCCGGTGGGTATATCCCCGCTCATGAACGGTGCCCCGTCTCTCATCATAATCCGCGTTGACCTGATGGCGGGTGCGCCCACCCTTCGGCCTGAATGTTGGTGGACGAACTGCCATCCTACCCAAAGGAAAAGGGCCGCTACCGACATGCGGCAAGCGGCCCAAGTCTGATTCACCAGGGAGGAACGCTCAACGAAGAAGACGAAGATGGATCGCCTATCTCTAGATGCACGAAAGCCCGGCGCGATGGCCGGGCTTGCTTCCAATGCGCTGCCATCCGCGTGGCGGATGCGTGACGATAAGCGTGACGCAAAACGTGACGGTCAGAGTTTCTCGATATCGCCGACCGGCAGTTCGACGACGGACTTCCGCCCGAACATGGCAACAAGCAACTTGAGTCGGTGCTCCGCGTCAAGCCTCTCGATCGGCACGTCCGGTAATTCATCCACGATGGCGGCGTGGCCGGCGAAGCATCCGGCCCGGATGAGCACGGCCTCGCCCACATCGAAAAGCAGATCTTTGATCGTAGCCTTGGCCGGAATGATGCCGTCAATCTCCTTGCCGCGTAGGCCGGCAATGAATGAATCCATGATTGGGGCTGGTTGCGGCCTCAGGCCGTCCGAGGCGCAGAGCACACCCTGGACCCCGAAAAGCCGGAACATCTCGGGTCGGCGCACGTCGTGGAGATCGAACTGTAGGAACAAATATCGTGGAAAAAGCGGAGCCTCTACGGATCGCATAGCTGGAAAGGCGCTATTACGCTGACTTGCCGTCAGCTTGCGCTTGGGGACCGGCCTCAATTCCCTCGTTACCGGGCTGTACACATCCCATCCGATATCACGCGCGCAATGGGCGACGTCCTTCTCCGGAGCGCCAGCGCAGTGCACGGCGAACCAACCTATTCCATGGCTGACGGCGTCAGACCAAGATCGGCTTACCGGCGCGCCCTCTCTCGCCATCTCCATCATCATCCCTCTTCGGTTGCCTCGAATTGTCCGTTGATCGCCTTCACGCTGCGCTGGTTTCCTCGGGCGGCGAATGGCCCTGCGAGATCGATCCGTCCTTGCGGGGCGGCCAGTCGAAGGGGACGCGCAGCACCTCACGCTTCACGGGAAAGCGCAGTTCCTTGCCGTTCCACGTCTGGATGTTGACCTTGGGTTGCCCGGTTTCTGGGTCGATCACCGGCACCTGTTCCAGCTCGATCCAGCGGCCGACGCAATCGCGCACGAAGTGCCGCCAGGCCGCGATCTGCTCGACGTGGGCCGTCGCATCAAGAGCGATCCATCCGGACCTGTCGACGCGACCGTCCGGATCCGCGAACCGCGCCAGCGCGAGATATCGCGGCGGGATTTCGGCCGGGCCGCTCCAGACGTCCTCGCGCACCGGCGCGCCGAAGGCGAGCATGCGCATCGCGGCGCCGGCGCGGTAGGCATCGCTGCCGCGCGGCCAGGCCGTGCGCGCGACGGGCTCCGGCGGGGCGAGCTTTTCCCAGCCCGGCCATGCGTCGATCTCGCGGATGAAGTTTTGCGCGGAGAGCTTCGCGCCCGGTTTCTTCTCGCGCGAGCGGTGGTGCAGATAGCCCTTTGCCGCGCGCAACAGCCGCCTAACCTCGTCCTCCGACAAGCTGCGCAGTGGCGGCTTGACGAGCGACGGCCGCGCGATCGGAACGCCGTCGCCCTCCCAAATCTTCCTGAACTCCTCAAACCGGCTCGCTTCGCATCCCCCCTCTTGGGGGGCTTGGGGGGAAGGTTCAGATGGGGGTTCAGGATTCTGGGGGTCGCACGAGTGATACCCCTGCCCTTGCAGATTGGTAGGGCTAATCTCCTCGGTTAGCCCTTGCAGATTGGTAGGGCTAATCGGCTCGCCGTCATCACCATCATCGCCGTCATCATCGTCCGTGACGCGCTCAAACAGCGCTTCGTCGATTTCCCCCTGGGAGATACCGAAATTGAGGCGAATCAGGTCGCTGGTCTGCCGACCACGCGCCACGTCGTCGTGCTCGCCCACACCGCGGGCGATCGGCGAAACATGGATCGCGCCATTCTCGTCGCGGATGCGCGCGAAGCGGGAAAGAACACCGATTGCCTCGAGATCGGCGAGACGCCGCCGCGCTGAAGCGGCCGACTGATCCGTATCGTCTGCAAGCGTTTCGATGCTCGGCCAGCATTGCCCGATCTCGTCGACATAGTTGCAGAGCGCAAGCAGCACGGCTTTGGCGCCGGCCGCCGGAATGCCAGTGTTCAGCCACACCCATCGGCCGCCACGGTCGCGCCCGACGCGCAGTCGCAAGTTGCGCGCCCAATGGCCTGCCGTGTCGCTGCCAAAGCGTTTCTTGCGCAGCGGTTGGGCCACGCGCGTCGTCGAAGACATGCGTCCGGTTCTCTTGTCGTGTTCTTTTCGATACGCAGACGCAACAACACGCCCCGCGCAATACGGCGCCGGCGCTACTTCTCTTCGTCTTGGGCTTCTTGATAGGCTGCAACGACGCGATTGACGCGATCGTTGTCGATACCGGAACGGACGAACGGGTCGCCCGCGAGCCGCGCCTCGACTGCGTTCACTTCGGCGGTCAATTCCGCTAGGAACGCATCATCATCCGCCACCGAAAACCGGCCATCGTCGCCGGCTCGGTCAGCCATCAGCATCATCACGATGCAATGGCCCAAATCGAGGCCGGGCCGCTTGGCCCTCGCGGCCCTGCGCAATGCTTTCTCACTCACGATGCCTGTCCTTTCTAGATTTGACGCGGATGCTATGGGTACTAGTGGGATCGGATAGTGATGTTCTAGCTTTCGTTCGGGTGAGACACGGACGAACCGGAATGATTCATCAGGCGAACAAGCTCTGCTGCACCGGCAGATCGTCGGGCGAGCCGAGTTGCGAGAGTGCGAAGCGCATACGCTGCTTGAAGAGGGACAACGCCATTACCGAGCATGCGCAGGCGTTCGACGCGGGCGGCGTGAGGGCCTGCGAGGTCCAGCCTGGTGGCCACCCCATCAGCCATTCGACAAACAGCGGGTTCAAGCTGCGGCGAATGTGCGAGGAGTCTTCGCCAACCGTCGAGATCGGATGGTCCGGGAGGATAGAGCGCAGAGAAATCGCTTCCGCTTGTCCGTTCAACAGCAGTTCGCCCCCGCCTGCTCCGAATTTTTGGTTCGGGCCGCCCTTCTCGCCATCCGACGCGCGCAGCGCCGACCAGTTCGCCGCCATCCTCCCAAGCAGGCCATTCTCCGGAACGTTCGTCAGGTCCGCCGCGCCATCCTTCCAGTCGCGCGCGGTCGGCGTGCCCCACGCCGAGCACGAAACACCGCTCGCGCTCATGGCTCGCGCCAGTCTCTGCCGCCGTGAACAGTCCGACCTCAACCTGATAACGAAGCCGGCGAAGGTCTCGCCAAACTCGTTCGAGTCCGCCCGATGAAACGAAACCGCGGACGTTCTCGATGAGGACGAGCCACGGGCGGGACTGGACGATGATGCGCCGGGCATGGCTCCACAGGTCGCGCTCGTCCTCGGCTCCCCTGCGCTGGCCGGCGAGGCTATGCGGCTGGCACGGGATGCCGCCAATGAGGCCATCCACAATTCCACGCCACGGGCGGCCGTCGAAGGTTCGCACATCGCTCCACACAGGCGCTGGAGCCATGAGGCGCGCTTCCATCGCCTGTACCAGTGTTGCGACGCTCCATGCTTCCCTCTCCACCAGCACGACGCTGCGAGCGCTTGGAATTGCCAGCTCGACGCCGAGATCAAGTCCTCCGCCTCCGGTGCAGAGGCTGATGAGGTTGAGGCCGTCGGGACGTAGAGCCACATTCAAGACGCCTCCTCCGTTCGCCCTGCGGAACCGAGGATCTCCGACCAAAGCCCCCGCGCGTGCACGGCGGCAACGATGGTGTGAAGGATGGGCGATTTCGTTGTGCCGCGGCGCGCGGCCTCGCGCGTAAGGGCATCGGCCAGGGCACGCGTCGTCGAGAACCCGATGGTCACGTTGCGAACGTCCGCAGGGTCGCGGCGACGCGCTCCGCCCGGCGGCGTCGGCAGCGCGATCTCGTGCGCGCGACAGAAGCGCACGAGCCCGTCGCTCGTCCAGCCGAACACGGAACGGATATAGTCGGCGGACTTGCCCTGCCGCAGCATGATGCGGATGTCGCGCGCCGCGTCTTCGGCCCTTGCGACGCTCATGGCCGCGCCTCCGGGGCGAGCGCGGAAAAGACGGCGGCGGCCGACGCCGCGGCATTCATTGCCGCGCTATAGCTCGAAGCGCCGCGCGCGTGATCGGACAGGCTCGCGGCCCATTCGACGACGGCGCGCAACGCCTCCGGCCCGAACCGCATCAGCACCTTGTTGGGATCGGCGGCGTCGGCGGAGG